CTTTATATTTATGGTATTCTTCTTTTATCAATCTTTTTCCAAGTATAAGATGGTCTAGTACATGCTTTAATTGTTTTGCATTTGCTATATTGTTTGATGAAAAACTAAAAATATCTGTATAAACTGAGTCATCAGTTAACTGTATATCAACCCATAGGCAACACTTTAATTCTCCCATTAAATCAGCTAACATGGTTGTGGTTTGCTTTAATATAGCCCAATTTTCGTCCTTATAGCCCTTTAATGTATCGTATATAAAATATTTAACACCTTTAGATAAAGCATTTTTTCGTATTTTAAATTCTAAATTGTTATCACTATAATCTTTTAATCTTTCAAAAAATATGGTATTTCCTTCTTGTGAATCTATCCATTCAGCTACTTTTAATACTTTTCTATAAGCAGAAGATTCTTTTTCTACTCTTGTTAAAAAGTCATCTTCACTTTCTATATACTCACCATCTGAATTTGATTTTCTTTCTATTACAGTTCCTAAATCATCTTTATAAATTCCTAATACTATTTCTCTTTCTACTTTACCTATGTCAACTCCATGAATTTGTTTAAAAAATTCATTATTAATAACAGTAGTTAGAAGACAGGCTCTAATATCATCCTCATCTGTTTCATTTGCTATTAAATATACCTTCTCTCCTTTAACAAATGCAATGAATGATGCTAATAATATTGCTAATCTGGTCTTTCCTTCGTTACTTAAAAAACCAAGTGCAAACATCTTACCAAGTCTCAAACCTCTAAACATTTCATTTAATAATTTAAAAGGTATTTCTAGCCCCATTTGTGGTTTTAATAACCATTTTTTAACGAAATCTACATTACTATTATTCATTGCTATAGTTTCTTCATCTGATAATATTTCTGTACTAATTTTATCTGCACCACTTCTAATGATTTTATATATATCATTTGCTTTCATAATATTGAATTTTGGATGACTCATTATCTTTTGTACTGCATAACCTTTTTTATCATATTCCCTTACTAATGAATACTTTTTTATTATTTCTATGTAATTTTTAAAATCATCAGGGTTAGATAAACTCATCCATGTTTTTATTGTTTTAAATCCACCATATCTCCTATAATCTTTTAATCTGTCTTTATCTTGACTCATATATGTATTTAATTTATTTTCATCTATAGTTTGAGTGAAAGTTTTATACATTAGTTCGAAATTATCATAAAAAAACTTTGTAACTTCGTCTGAGAAATCATATTTTGATTTTATAAATCTACCATGCTCTATGTATAAATCTGTATTTTTAAACATTGCACCTACAACTAATATTTCATTTTGTATATTTTGTAATAATGTTTCGTCCATTATGTCACCACCTCATTAATATATCTCGTCTAATATATCTCCAATATCTACTTCATTTTTATTTCTTGATTGTTCTGCTTTTATTTTTGAATAATCTATTTTTATTTCATCTTTTAAATTGTTATTTTTTTGTATTAAATCAGCTTGTAATAACTGTTGTTGTCTTTGCCATGCTTTATAGCTATCATATTTATTTATAATAATAGCTAAGTCATAATTTAATCTAGAATATCCATTCATTTCTTTACCTTTTGTAACATTATTTGATGCTACCTTATCTAAATATGTCTTTTTCTTCTTAAACATATTTAACAAATCTTCATATGTAATTCCCTCGGATATTCTTTTGTCATTACCATTATTAATTTCAGCAATTTTAAAATAGAACTGTTTCGGTAATGTTGAAATATCATAGGTTTCCATTAAATATTTTATAAACTCATTTTTATTAGTTGTTCTATTTACTTCTTGTTTTTTTGCTTTTAACTTGTTATGTTCTTTTTCCATCTCTATTTTTGTATTTTCTTCTTGTTCTACTTGCATTGTCTTTTTAATTATTTCAAGTTTGGAATGTACTATATCAATATTTAATCCTTTATTTAATTCTTTTTGTATGTAACATTCAATTTCAATATATTTTCCCTTATCTTTTATGTAATCAATAGAATCTAATGCAAAATCATTTTTACATACTGCACATTTTCTAGTTGCTTTTTTAGCCATGAATATTCCTCCAAATCAATTTTTAGAAAAGGGAGGAATATAAAAATTCACTCCCTAAATAATATTATTCACTAACAATTTGTACGTATTTCTTTAATTTTTCAATGTCTGTTAAGGACTCATATTTCATTGGTAATCCACTTGTCTTTATTTTATTACCAACCAATTGTTTTTTGTCTTTAGTTAATTCTGATAATTTTTCTTTAATTAAAGTATAATAATCATCAATTGACATATCATCATCATTTACATTTAAGTGATTATCTTCTAATTCTTGGTTATATTCTTTTTCAATTGATTCTTGGAATGATGGATTCATTTCAATTTTATTCTTACCCTTATTACTATCAATTACTGATTGCCACATTGTTAATGAAGGACTTTCAATGACTACATTTTGACCAAATACACCTGTTCTATCTTTGTTTTCAACATATGCATTAACATCTCCAACCTCATTAATAAATAGTCTTAATACAGTTCCTACATTGTATCCCATTCCTTTAAATCCGTCTGGTAGCTTCTTACCAGTTGGTACTGATTGTATTTTACCATCATCTGCTTTAACTGATTTCTTTTCATCAACTTCTCTAGCAGTTACATAGTGATGTTTTCCTGTAGAAATTAATTTTAATATTAATTCTTGTGACCTTTCTTTGTTAAGTTTGTTATAATCTTTCAACTCTAAACCAGCACCTTGTACGGCTACTAATGTTTCTTCTGCCGTTTTATTTTGTGCTTTTGATTTAACCTTAGCTCTCTTCTCTGAAAATTTAGTCAAAGCAATTGATGAAGCATTATATATTACAGTTGAACCATCTAATACTATAAAGTCAGGGTTAAATATGTTACCATCAGCATCTTTTACTTCTTGTCCATCTTCTACAATTTCTTCTCCTTCATCATCATAATAGTAAAACGGTTCATTTTTTTTAGCTTTATCTAATAATGACATAACTTCTGTATAACTTTCTGTATAAATTATGTAAGCATTTTCTGTATTAAACCCATATTGTTCTGCTTTTCTTTCTAACGCGGTGTCTATTCCTCCAAATTCTGAATCAATAATTAATACTTTCATAGGTGAACCATCTGGATTAGTCAAAGCAAGTGCTTCAGCTCCTATTGAACTTTTCCAAGTTCCTTGGTCTCCGTAAACTAAGAAGCTCAATGTTTTTTGAATATCGTTACCTTTTCTACTTTTTGCCATAATATTTATTCTCTCCATTTCATTATTTATTTTAATTAGTTATTTATATAGGGGATAGTCCCCTATAATTATCTATTAATCCCAGCCATTATCATCATCGTCAGAATTGCTAGAATCTCCTTTTACTTCTCCCCATGATTCATCTGCTTTTTCATTTCCGAACTCTTCTTTAGCTTGTTTGGTACTATTAATTGCAACATATGCTTTATCAATCGCCTTTTGATTGTATGTTTCAGTATCTATTGTTGCTGGGTCAGCACCTTTAATAACTAATTCTCTAATAAATGATTTATTAACGGCATCAAATGTGCTCTTTTCTCCCCATCCATCGTCTTCAGTTTCTTCCTCTGAATCTACTTTATTGAAAATTTCACCATGCACTTTTATAGCAGTATATGGTTTTAAATTCTTTTTGAACATTTTAAATAATTTTCCATCTCTTACTATGAATTCTGTATCTTCTATTGAGTTATATGTAACTATTTTTGCAGATATTATTCCCTTTTTATCATCTGGATTTGATTCGTCCATTACGGCTTCCATAAATATTATTGTTTGTTGAAAGTCATTAGTTGATTTAAAATCCTCAGCTTCAAAATCTATATCTTTACTAACACCACTAACTTGATTTGGTTCAAATGAAACCTTTCTTTTCACTTCTTCTTTATCATTTATAAATGAACTATATTTAATACTACCTTTAATAAATACTCCCATATTATCTTTCAATTGTTTTGATAATACTTCAGCACCATCAAATTCAGCATAAGTTTTTGTTTCATTTTTTTCTTTTCCTTTATCATCAATAATTTTATTAATGCCAATTTTCATTCCTATTAAACTAAATCCTTCTTCATTAAAATCTGCTCTTTTCAACCAAGGTATTTTTTTAGTTGTTCCTTTTTCTCCTTTAACTGCTGGTCTCTTGTAAAAATATACATCATCTCTTTCCGTTGGGTTTAAATCTAAATAAACTGTACTATCTTTATTTACTTCCACTCCAAATTTAAGAACATTCATAGGTTTGCCTGCCTTTGTTGTTTTACTTTCAAAAAAACTATCTTTAGCAGTTCCTTTAATATTTCCTCTTACTTTAAATTCTCCCTTTGTTTCTGGTACATCAAATATTCTTTCCTTAGCCATAATTTATTCTCTCCATTTCATATTATAATTTTGACTAATCTCACTCGTCTAATTTTCTCTGTTAATTTAATATATTATTAATGTATTCTTATTACACTGAATAAGTCTTAATACAATTGTTTTTATTTTTAAACTAATTCTACTTTAGTTTTAATATCTAAATTATTATTTTTCAATAAGTCTACTATATCAGTAACCCTACTCTTTTCTTCATCTTTAAAATAACAATATAAGTGTTTATCTTTTTCAATTATAACTCTATTCTTTTTATTAATTTCATTATTTATATCTTCGTTTGTAAGATGACACTTTTCTCCACCTCTATATTTTAAAACACAACTATCTTTGATATATAAGCTTGCCACTTCTTGAAACTTTTTTGAATAACTACCATATTCCATTTTTCATCACCTCCTTTACTACTACTTTAATATATTTTCTAATTTAAAAAGCAAATAAAATTTGTTATTTATTAACTTATTCAACCTCTGTAATTCTCTGTTTAAGCCATTGTTGAAAATTGAATTTTCTTTAAAATACTCCAAAAACTTTTAATAAATAACCAACTACTGCTACTGGAATTGAAAACTCACCTACAAATAATCCTATTATTAAATTTGCTATAAGTGGTATTGACTTTCCAAACCATGATAGTATTTCAATTACTGACCAAGTTCCAACGGTTATATTTAGAATTAGTACAAATAAATATATACCACAACCTACTTTATTACTCATTTTATTA